TTGACGAAATCAAACCTATTGAAGGATATGACCGAGTTGAGCACGGACGTGTCGGTGGTTGGTGGTGTATTATCAACAAAGGCGATGCAATGCAAGTAGGCGACAAAGTTGTATACTTCGAGGTTGACAGTAAGGTTCCGGAAACGGACGAGCGATTTGCGTTCCTTGAAAAACGGCATTATAAGATTAAAACCTTAAAGATGTGCAAAGTGTTGTCACAAGGTTTGATTATGCCAATATCGTCATTCCCTGAATTAGAAGGCAAAGACGTAGGCACTGATGTTACTGACATCTTGAAAGTAGTTTATGCTGAAGCCGAAGACAATTCAAGAAAGAATGTTAATCCTAATGCAAAGTATGACTCAATGAAGGCTCGACATAAGAAGTTGTTCAAGAAGCCTTGGGCAAAGTGGCTTATGAAGAGGGCTTGGGGACGAAAGTTGATGTTCTTATTCTTCGGAAAGAAGAAAGATAATCCGAGAGGATTCCCAGCATTTATTTCAAAGACCGATGAAGAAAGAGTTGAAAATCAACCTTGGCGCATTGGTGACGGAAAGACTTATCTTTGCACTGAGAAATTAGATGGAACTTCTTGTACATACGCCCTTGAGCGAAAGGGAAAGAATAAGTTTGAGTTCTATGTTTGTTCACGTAATGTGAGACAAGCAGATGAAAATCAAAAGACTTATCACGACCACAATATTTATTGGGATTTAGCATTCAAGTACAACATTGAAGAGCATCTGAAAAACTACTTAGAACTTCATAAAGATTATAAGTGGGTATGCATTCAAGGTGAAGGCGTAGGTTCAGTACAAGGAAATCCGCTTGAACTTGCGGAAGATGATTTGTATGTATTCAATTTCAAGACCTCAGAATTTGGACGACATAGTTCTTTCGAAGGAAAGGATATTGTTGAAGGATGGGGTATGAAATGGGTTCCTATTATCGGAAAAGTTAAAATGCCCGACACAATGGAAGAACTTAAAGCATTAGCTGATGGTAATTCTGTTGTAAACCCAAAAGTTATGCGTGAAGGCTTTGTTTATAGAAGTCTTGACGGTGTTGAAAGTTTTAAAAACGTATCAAATAAGTATTTATTAAAGATGCACTCATAATTGAAAGGAAAGATGATTAATGGTTATTGGTTTTATAACAGCACTTGTATTTGTCGGAATTGGTGCAGCAGCACTTATCTACGGTATGAAACAAGAAAGCGCAAAAGAAAAGGCAGGATGGTCTTCAGACTTATCAGATGAAGCAAAAGCACGTAATAAGAAACGTGATAAAAATGCAGCAGTTGCACTTCTACTCGTTATTCTTATGATTGTATGTGTAATATTTGTTTCACCTTCATTCTACACAGTTGACCAGAGTGAAGTTGCAGTTGTTAAGTCTCTTGGTAAGATTAAAGAAACAAGAACTGCAGGCACATATTTTGATTTCTGGGTTCTTAATGCACATACCAAGTATAGCACAAAAGTACAGGAAGTTAATATTGATGACATAGCATATTCAAGCGATGCTCAGCAAATGACTCTTAATATTAAATTCCAGTATCAGATTATGCCGGATAAGATTAAGGAAATTACTACACAGTATGGTAATCTTAAAACATTAGAAGCTCGTATCACACCTACTGTAAGAGATAAAGTTAAGACAGTTTTATCAAAGCACACTGCGATGGGTATTATTGAAAAGCGTGAAGCAATGTCCTCCGAAGCAGCAAAAGCAGTTACTGACGCATTAGGTACAAAGTTCTTCGTAACTGTAACAAATGTAGCAATTACAGATATTGAATTTAGTGAACAGTTTGAAACTGCTGTTGAAGAAAAGATGATTGCTGAACAGAATGCACTTAAAGCAGAATATGAAAATGAAGCTAAAGTAGCAAAGGCAAAGGCTGAAGCAGAGGCAAAAATTCTTGCAGCAGAAGGCGAAGCTAAAGCTAGTGCATTACTTGAAAAGTCACTTACTGATAAGATTTTACAGAAGATGTATCTTGACAAGTGGGACGGTAAACTACCTGAAGTTGTAGCAGGCGAAGATGTTTCAATGATTCTACCTTCTTATAAAGACGCAGAATAATAAATAATAATTAAGTAAAAGCCTGCAGATTAGTCGCTGCAGGCTTTTTATTATATACTAAGGAGATTTATTATGAAATTTGAAAAAATAAGTTATACAATGTATGAGAAAGAGAATCTAGATATCAATATCGGATATGCACAGATAAAATTGCCACAGAGAGCAACAAAGTATTCAGCAGGATATGATATCTACAGTATTTGTGATTTTGAGTTGAGACCTAATCAAACTATATTACTACCCACAGGCATTAAGTTTGATTGCGATACGGATAAGTTCTTATTCGTTGCACCGCGTAGTGGTCAGGGCTTTAAATACAAAGTGCAGTTATACAATACAGTTGGAATCGTGGATGCAGACTATTATAATAATAACAAGAACGAAGGGCACATCTGGCTTAAGTTATATAATGACTCTCCTGAAGGTCATACATTAACTGTAAAACAAGGTGAAGCCGTTTGTCAAGGCATCATAATGCCATATTATACAGTTGAAGGAGACAATACAGATGGAATACGAGAAGGCGGATTTGGCAGCACTTCCAAGAATGAAGGCTGAGTATGACATTATGAAGTTTTGTGCTGAAATACAAAGTACAACTTCAACAACCGAAAAGAAAGCAATTCTTAAGCGTTGGAAGAGCAATGATATTATACTTGAGTTCTTACAATTCTTATTAGACAAAACAGTTGTTACGGGTATCAGTAAAGCAAAGATAAATAAAACACTTGCAAATTATCCGACAGTTACAGGTGACTGTAGAACTATTATTGATGTCATTCGCTACTTAAAAGTGCACAATACTGGCAGTGATGTTGATATTGCAGTATGTCAAGTTTATCTTGCATCTATTACAGGATTCTACAAAGAAGAATTCAACGGAGGCAATTCATTAGCAGACGCGGTAGAGTTTAATGAATTGCTTAAGAAAATTATTATAAAGACACTTAAACTTGGAATTGATACTAAGTTAGCCAATACCGCTATACTCGGTTTAATTGAAGTACACGAAGTTCAACAAGCAAACAAATTGCAGGACACAAAGTTAAAAGATGGCGAATGGATTTGTTTATCAGAAAAATTAAATGGTAATAGAGCCACATATATAAACGGTAAAATAGTAAGCCGCCAAGGACGTGAATTTAGCAATGTTGACCACATTATAAAAGACTTAAATCGTATAAGAAGTTTGTTTGATGTTAATATGGTATTTGATGGTGAAATAATCCGTAAGAATGTTGACGGTATTCCAGATAACGAAAACTTCCGCATAGGAACAGGATTACTTAATTCTGACGAAGAAGATAAGACTGCATTGTCTTTTGTAATATTCGATTTATTGCCTTATTCTGAGTTTAAAAACGGTGAAAGTAAACTTACCTACCAAGAGCGAATGAAAACAATGTGCCAAGTTTTAGAGTATATTGCGAAGGTGGGGCTAGAACACGTCGATGTTGTAGACTTCTTGTATGCGGGTAATGACCACTCAATGGTTGAAACGTGTCTTGCTGAAATGGATGCTCAAGGTAAAGAGGGCTGTATGCTTGCACGAGATGTGACTTATAAGTGTAAACGACATAGCGGATTACTTAAAGTTAAAACTTTTTACACTATGGACTTGAAGATTATCGGTTTTGAAGAGGGCAACGGTAAGAACGAAGGTACACTTGGTAGCATCGTTGTTGATTATAAAGGTAATCGAGTAGGCGTTGGTGGATTTACAGACGCTTTGAGAACTGAGATATGGAATAATCAAGATAAATATCTCGGACGTATTGCAGAAGTTAAGTATAAAGAAATCACAAAAGATAAATCAACAGGCAAGGAAAGTTTACAGTTCCCAACATTTGTACAGTTTCGTGAAATTGGTAAAGAAGTAAGTTATGCATAAAGTTGGATAACTTACTATCTTACTATATAATATAAGTATAAAAAATGAAAGGAAGATATGTATGACAGTAGGACAGTTAAGACGCGTCCTCAGTATCTTAGATGATGATACTGAAGTAAAGGTAACAATTGATAGCTATGCGTTCCGTGATAAAGATTGTTTTATTTCAGGTGCGGAAGTAGTAGGTACTGACAATGACCGCTACAATGTTAGCTTGTTAGTTGATTCTCGTCCTCTACCAGAGGAGAATGGCTATGACAAGTAATATTTTTATACCCAAGCGTATAAATGTCGGCTTCAATAAACGAGCCGATACATATACTCAAAAACTTGCTTATGTTATCTACTGGGATGAAAAAGGCAAATTACGCAAAGAAACATCTTGGGAAGGATGGCGTGATAAAGACATTCCTCCTGAAGCGTATGATAACACGCCTACAAGCGGATTTGTACTGAATAAAAATGTAGGTGGATACGCGTATCATTGGGATGCAAGAAAAGCTTATATTCGCATCTATGACCCTCGTGGATTTGAATTTGAGATAACACTTCCCAATCTTCTATACATACTTGAAAATACCAACTGTATAAAAGGTAAAGGTCTCGAAGGTGAGTTCGTATACGGTTGGGATGGTAAAGACCTAGTATTAGTTCCTGTTAATGCTCCTGAGTATAAAGCTATGGAAGAGATGACTTCCTTAGTGTTTGATACTAAACCTCTTGGAGCAAAGGATATGAAGATAGGTCACACATATCTTACTGCAAAAAATGAACGTTATGTTTATATGGGTAAAGGCTACAAGTGGGGCTGTGAAAGAAGTTATTATCATTGGTGGGGTTATAGCCGTGGTAGCAATGCTAAAGAGTTTAAAGCTCAATATCCTGATGCAGTGCGTGAACCTACATCCCCATATCTACAATATGTAATCAATAAACATAGCGATAAACAAAAACATTGGTTTATTGAGTTACGTGGTGGTAACGCATACATTGTGGATTTTGCATCTATTCCACGTAAATTTTATTCGTGTGAAGGTGTTCACAAAGACTATCATATATTCAATGAAGCATTAGAATCTTATTCGGATTATACGCCGATTGATTATACACAATATCAATATGTTCCGGAACCACGTGATGAATTTGTAGAAAAATTCACTAATGCTCTGGACCGAGCAAAAGAACGAGGTTATACATCAACAGAACATATTGAATTTGTAGGCTCTGATGGATATCTACGTAAAGGTGAAGTTAAGATAAATAGTCAACGCGTAGAATACCGTTGGTATATCCATCCTGTTGAATATCCTGCATATAATGATTTCAACAAAACTTTTGAAACCATTACACTAGAAGAACTGTATGAGAAGTATACACCTGTTAAAACAAAGTTGTTCTTATTGAATGGTAAAGAATATGAATGTAAATGGGGTAAAGTAGATGGCTACGAAGAATGATAATACAATATTACTATTAAAAGAAAAAGCAAAAAAGAAGCGTGCGGAGTTGGGCGCTGAGCCTAAGTTTGCACCTGTTACTACTTGTGTGTTTACACTATATGGCGAAAAAGTAAATATCCATACACTTGATATGTCAAAGACTTTGTTTTATCTTACACAGTTTAAATCAATGATTGAAGCTGTGAAAGATGTTCCGGAAGCCTCACCTGAAGATATCATTATAGATGGATTTGACATTACTGAGTGGTATAACGACTTACTCAGCAAGTTATCTTCAATACAGTATGTGAAAAAGTTGAGAGACATTACAGCACTTGAGTCTAAACTTGATAAGTTACTTTCTGAAGATAAGAAAGTAGAACTTGAACTTGATGATATAGCAAAGTTGTTGAATTAAAATGTCAAATGAATATAAAGATTGGTTAGCTGATTTAACACCAACACAGCGTTCAAACTATGCTTTATGTATGCAGTGGCCTATTCTTATCCCACACGATAAGATTGATGACGGCAACTGGGAATATGATTATACACTGCTGGATGATATGCCCGATGGGTGGCGTAAAGCATTTGGTAATCAGTTTGCTGAGGATTTACAACAAGCATATAACTTACTTCCTGATGTTGATAAAGACTGTGTTTACATAAAATGTCTTAAAGAAAAATACGGTTATCTGCATATATACTTATCCAGTTACACTCCTTTTATCAGAGATGTATGTACTAAGTATGAAAAGCTGTCTCGTAAAGTCTGTATACATTGTGGCGAACCTGCTACAAGAGTTAGTACCGATTGGATAAGTCCTTGGTGTAGCAGCTGTGCCGAAAAAATAAATGATAAAACTGTTTCACTCGAGGAGTGGTATAAAGACCACGACCACGAGATGATTGAATAGAGGTGAATAGATTGCTTATTGGAGAACCTGATAATACAATAGCTATCAACAAAATCGATGATAGTGGTGAAAGAATTTCATACGGTGACGGTAATGCTATCCGTGAACCTACCACAGGTAAAGGTAGATATGATTTAATATCACCTTTCGGTATTGACCGTATTGCTAAGTGGTATGAACTTGGTGCGAAAAAGTATGCGGATAGAAACTGGGAGAAAGGGATGCCATTTTCTCGTTATGTTGATTCTGCAAAAAGACATCTTAACAAGTATGTAATGGGTATGGAAGACGAGGACCACTTAGCAGCAGCTTGTTGGAATATTATTGCTATAATGCATCATCAAGAACTTGGTGAAATGCAGTGGGACGATATGCCTCACTACCTGAGGGAGATACCTGCAGATGAGTAACTACATATATACAAAGAATCATAGGTTATATCCTGTAAAGCTTTTTGACAGAGATATGATGTCAGAAGTTAAACAAATGAAAGAAGAAATGTATAAAGTACTTGGAATTCCAAGAAAATATCTTGAAGGAGATTATAATATGTCTGAAATGAAATTAAACAGTTGTGTGGACACCGCGTGTACTTGCAGTAATGCTTCAGTGAGTTCTTGTCTAAGTTCACTGTGCGCAGGGTACGCAATCGGTTCTCAAATCAAACCGAAATCCCTCTATGTTAACAAAGAGTACCTGAAGAATTATAAGTTACCTGGAGACATCCGATTTATTGCTGATGATGGTAAAATTGAAGAACTCTTTATTACACGAGTTGTGTACAGTAAACCTGCTACTATCGTATTCTGGAACGATGGTACTAAGACTGTTTCAAAGTGTCACGGGGACGATAAGTATAATCCTGAAACAGGTTTAGTACTCTGTATGTTAAAGAAGATGTGTGGTAGCACTCACATCAAGAATACTATTGAAGCTTGGTTGCCTGAAGCTGAATTCCGTAAGGGTAAGGCTGTAGTTCAAACTATAAAAGAAGCAAGAAAAGTTTATAAGAAGAAATAATATATTTAGTTGTATTATCATAAAAGATATATTATAATAGTATCATAATAAATAATTAAATACATCCGACGACAGTTGAAGTTGGTGACTTGCAAGTGTATTTTCTTATTTATTTAGATTAGGAGCTACTCAGTTGCAGTAAGTAGCTTAATAAGGAGCCCATCCTAATCGACATCTAAAGATTAAGCGCATCAAAGTAGAATAAGTAGTTGCGTCTACACTGTAACAGATAACAGTAGCACTAAAATCGGTATATGTTTGCGACTGACTTAATCTTAATTCCGTAGTGAGTATAAAGCCATATTCAAGTATGCTACAATGTACAAACTCAATGAAACAATTATAAATGTATCATATCATCACGCTTGACCGTGAGGTGAAATTTCCTGGCAGGTCTGTAAATATGACGTAAGTAATTGATTAGCCATCTGTACAATGGTTGAATTGAGATGTAGCAGAGTTTAGTCCAACGATAGCTTAAGGGTAGAGCACCAGCCGTAGGGGCTGGGGTTGGAGTTCGAATCTCCTGAGGATGACCAAAAAGAAAAACTCTTAAAAGTACGAGGATATGAAATAGCAAAGTAAACAAGATTAGAAGATTAGTCATCAACATAGCGGTAGTAAGACTGTTGGAAACGGATGCATACGTGAAACCAACCTTTGCTCCCAGAGGTGTAAGTCCTCTGGCGGAACAGATATACAATTGCCCTGGCAGACGAAAACCAGTGAAATAAAGAGTTGCTGAGAGGTATAAGTGCGTGGTAGTGACCGTCGCCTCAACAATGCTTAAGGATATCGACAATGCCGACTATTCGGGGTAGTAAGAAATAAAGCTGGGAATACTTACAAATATATTGTATATAATAAGACACACAACTTTTAAATAAGGGGGAGTGGCGGAATAGGCAGACGCAACGGACTTAAAATCCGTTGGCCGTTTGGTCGTGAGGGTTCAAGTCCCTTCTCCCCCACCAAGGTCGAGTTTGTAAGAGTTCGTCGCGACCGTACCCCAAAACTTACACACCCTCCCTTACAAAAGGGCTTTGGGACTGCAGGGGGTGGTCACCCCTCCTGAAAAGAGGAACTCAGGTGGGTTCGAT